CCATGGGGTGAGTTATGCCGATGAAAAATGATGATCTATTAATGCAAATCATGATGTTGGATTTTGCAGTGCAAGATTCTGCATTATTTATTGATACTCATCCCTGTGATAAAGAAGCGATGAATTATTTTAATGAGGCAGCAACACGTTTAAAAGCAGCAAAAAAAGAATATCAAAAACAAGGTCATGCTTTAGTAAATCGAGAAGTTGGAGCTTACCAAAACGATTACTTATCTGCACCTTGGCCATGGGTAGGTGATCATAAATGTGGTTGTACGAAAAACGTTTGCAATACCCTATAAACATTACTAAACCGAATGCAAAAGCAGCGGCAGTTATTATTGACCAATTAGGCGGACCTGATGGAGAGCTTGGAGCGGCACTTAGATATTTATCTCAACGCTATACAATGCCATATCCAGAAATTCAAGCGTTATTGACAGATATTGGTACTGAAGAATTAGCCCATAAATGATGTAGGTTATAATGTGACTTATTACACCTTTAAATATATTTCTAACTTAAATTGCTTTATCGCATCAGGATCCCAACGTCCTCCTTTTTCTTTTTTATAGATACATTTATCTATAATGGATTTTAATATTTTGTTTTTTTCTTCTGTAGAGCTTTTCCAATATAAATCAATTGCATTTTGTAATTGTGGGATAGCTTTTTTATATTGTTCTATTTTCATTGCTTCCGTTTCTTTTGCTAGGATGTCTTTTCTTTTGTTTACAGTGTTAATTTTATTTTCGAGGGTATTTTTACGTTCTTTGAATAATTCAACTGTATACGCTCCTAACTCGAGCATTTCGCACGCTTTTATAATTTGCTTATTTAATCTTTCAAGCTCTTTATCACATTCTTCAAGTTGTAGTTTTTTATTATCATCGTAAGTTTTATTAACAGAAACAGAATAATTATTAACGTAGTTAGTATAGTTTTTTAGTGTATCTTTAAGAGTATCTATTATACGTTGTTCGACTACATGAATATCACTTGCAACGTTTTTACATCGTGATGTGGTACATAGGATAGTTTCAACTCTACCATTTTTATAAGGTCGCCTTGCCATTTTATGATTACAAAATCCACATACGATTAAACCAGCTAATGGATTTTGTAAGGTTTTATCTTTTTTTACTGGATGACTTCGTTTTTTCATTAAAAATTTAATTCTATCATATTCATCTTGCGTCATTATGGCAGGATGTTTACCGGGATAGAGTTCATAGTTAGGATTTCTTGGGCGTGTTTTTACAATTTTACCGTCTTTAAAAACTTTTACTTCTTTTCTAGAATTCCATTTTATTAATCCTAAATTAGTTTCATTTAGTAGTATCGCTTCGACTGCACTTTTAGTCCAATATTCACCTTTTCTTGGTTTATATCCTAATTCATTTAAATGATTAGATATATTTGTAGACCCTTCATCTTCAAGCGCCTTTTTTTTCATAATGTTGAAAACTATGTTTTCCTCTTCGTATATTTCGAGTGAATATCCTTTGTCTAGTTTAATACGACTAAAAGAATAGGGAGCGATGCTACCAACATAGTAACCCTCTTGTGCTGCAATATGGCGCCCACGCTGCATACGACGGGTAATCATCTTGTATTCGCGTCTACCCATAAATAAATCAAATTCAAAATACTCCTGGTCATATTCGTTTTGTGGGTCAATCGTCTTCATGGGAGTAATTATCTTTGTATTATTTATACTAAATGCTCTTATAATAGTTCCCTGATCTACAGTATCACCACGAGCAAGACGCTGACTATCAACTACAAGAACACCCTCTAAGACACCCTCCATTACATACTCAAGTAATTTCTTCATTTCAGGTCTGTTCTGAATATTCTCACCGGATACGACCTCTTTAAATTGCATTATTTCTTTTCTGTTTATGTTTAAGGAATCGGCTAAATCAAATAATATCTTTTCGTGTTTGGCCAGTGTATCATTTATATCTTCGTTTGGATCATCGCTACGAGATTTTCTTAAATACATCCCATACATTTTTTTCACCAACTTTCTCTTTCTATAAATTGTATGTTTAATTTAATTTAAAATAATTATCTTTGTTAAAATTTGATGTTATTCTTACAATATCAACCATATCTTCCGGTGTAATTTCCCCGTCGCTTAATGTTACACCGTTTTCATAAAAATCTATGTAATCATCCAATAATTCGGGATAATTATCTTGAAAGTAGTCTAAATTTTTTTCATGATTTGTATCAATTCTTTTTTTCAATTTAATTCCTCCTGTCATGTCATAGTTATCTCAATCGTTTTTTTGGATTGTTTTTATATATTTCTGTTACTGTTTTATTTATTTCTGATATATCATCTTTGTTACTCTTTCCAAATATATATACAAAAGACCCAGTCATAACGGAACCTAATATTGTAAAGATTGTTACAACAGTACTTAAACAGTCTTTGTATTCTATAGTTCCTTCTGGAGATATGTAGCTATAGAGTTTTACTGCTATATCAGATATTGAAAAAGTAAGAGAAGATAATATTACTACAAGCCCAACAGCAAACAATAGTACAATAAAAAAAAGTAATATATATTGTAATACTAATATTTTCCATGTAGAACTTGTATTAATTTCGCTGATCATATTTTTACGCAATACAATCGCTATTACCCAAAATGCTATTCCCATTGCTAGGTATATAATAAAATTAAAATTCATGTTTGTTTTTTTCACCTTACCTTATATTTAATTCCTAATAATTTTTATTTTTTATGTAGATTATTTAATAAAAAGTTCCTATCATAATCGACAGGAACTTGAGTATCTTTAAATCATAATTTATTAATGGTATTTTACTTTTTCTCTAATTTAACTGTCTTTGTACTACCCATTGCAGATGCTTCATAACTAATGACACCATCTTTGTATGTAAATTCTTTTGTTTCATCTGAAGAAGCTAACATAGCACCGCTAGTTTTCTCAGTATCGTTTTTTGAGGTCCAAGAATATTCATTTGTTGCTTTTGTTGGTGCATCATATGTACCTGCCCAATATAATGATCTAGTATCATCTTCACTAACCCAGTTAATTTCTATAGTACCATCAGAAATAACCGCTTCTTGATAAGTACCTTCTTCATTAGAAGCCCATGTACCAGTTAGATCAAGTGGCTTTTCAACTTTTTCTTCTTTTTTTGGAGTTTCTTTTTTACTGTTGTCATTACCTCCACAACCAGTTAGTCCAAAGCAAAGTCCAAGGACTAAAAATAAACTTAAAATTTTCTTCATACTTAGTTCTCCCTTCAAATTATTTATTATAAACACTATGAAGTGTGTTTATCGTATTTGGCATGTCAATTAAATTGTATTTTCCAATAACAAGAATTAGTGGTATCGTGATTGAACTAATGGCTATTTCCAATGCCTTTTTTCCAGTGTAACCTCCTAAATGTAAGATGATAAGTATAATGATAGCTATTAGAAGAGCTGGTCCAATTATATCTAGTAATTTTATAATAAAATTTTTAATACTTACCATCTATATTTCCTCACATAATGAATACCATATTTTTAGTGGTATTCCTTTTTCTTTAGCTAAAAATTCTAAATTTTCATAATTGTCCATATTGACATCATAAGTTAGAAATCTAATTGCAAATTCATTAGCTTCTTTTTCTAATCTTGTTTTATAGATACGCTTTAAAAAGTTAAAATTAATGTTCTTATCGTAATGCAGAATATAGTGTCCGAGTTCGTGAGCAATTAAAAAATTTTCATAGCGCTCATCTAAATTTGGTCGAACAAAAATATAACCATTACCATCAATAATCATTAATCGTGATTCTAGTGTTTTTGCTTTAAATTCTGTATACGCAATCTCTATATCTAGGTAATCGCATATTTCTTTAACATTGGTTGTATTATAGTTATTTACAATATTTTTTAGTTTTATCTTTAATTCCATAGCACATTTCTCCCATTTAATAATTATTTATTATTTGTGCTTCCTCGAAACAATTTTCAAAATATCTTTTACATCTAATTTTAGGTTTTTTAATTTATCTCCATGTGCAATATCTATGTTTAAGAATTTAATTACACTTTCTTGAGATAAGAATGTATCTAGGGCTTCATCAAACGTATCAGTACAATCTTTTTTTTCTTTACCAATCAGGTAATCACAAGTTACATCAAAAAAATCAGACATTTTTAATAAAGTTGAAAAATCTGGTTCACGTTCACCATTTTCCCACTTGCTGATACTCCCGTTTGATACATTAAAAATCTTAGCTAATTCTAATTGGCTTAAGTTATTGGCTTTTCTTAAAGACTTAAGTCGTATTGAAAATTTTGTTTTTTCATTATTAATAGTGGAACAAGAACAATTATTATCCAAAGATAGATTATTTTTTGCATTTGTAAAATAATCTAGACTAACATTGAAAAAATTAGCTATATTTATAATTCTTTCAAAATCCGGAATACGTCTATTATGTTCAAATTGAGAAATTGTTGCCTTCGATTCATTTAAATTATACTTTTGGTTTAGCTGATTAGCCAATTCTTCTTGTGTTAACTTTTTATCTAATCTTAATTTCTTTAATTTTTGTGAAAAAAGATTTCTTATAACAGATTCATTTGAGATAGCTTCACAATGATCTGTTGACCGACACATTATATAATCTAATGTCACATTGAAAAAATCAGCAATTTTCACCATTTTATAAATTTCTGGTGTTCTTTTGTTATTAATATATTGCGAAATAGTAGCTTTTGAATCTGAATAGCCATATTTTAAATTGAATTTTTCTGCAAACTCTTTTTGATTTAGTCCCTCTTTTTTTAAAAGTTTTTTTATTCTGTCACCAGGTTTATCGTTAATCATAAAATTTTTATTTTACTTTCTGTGTTTTCTAGAAACAATTTTTAGCATGTCTCCTACGTCTTCCGCCATTTCCATTATTTCATCATCAGACATAGTATCTAAATCATATCCACCATAATCAGCAATCATTTCCTGTTTAAGAATAAAATTAAGGGCTTCTTGAGGTGTAGTAAAAGATTGGTATTCGTCAGCAAGGTTATTTACCTTTAAATAACCAGACATTTCCAAAAGATATTCTAATGAGACATGTAATGATTTACTAATATCACTCAACATTTCGATTGTGGGTGACACAGGCTTACCAGTATTAGGGTTGATTCCAGTTTCCAATTTTTTTAAATAAGTATGACTTATACCAATTAAATCAGCAAATTCCCTAAGACTCATATTTCTCTTTTTTCTCTCATTAAGTAAATATTCCCCTAAACCGTTGTTATTACTCACTTTTTATCACCATCCTAATATTAGTGTAAACCACAGTTGACAAAAACACAAACAAAAAAGTACATTTTAGCGTTAATTAGAGTT